TATCATATTCATATTAATATAATTGCCATCCATTAAACCGGCACCGTGACGCGCCTTAAGGGTTACTAACTTGCGGTTACCTGCGTTTGGGCCATCCTCAGCCAGCTCCTCTGCGGACTTCGGCTTAAACATAGAGAATGATGTACATAACCAGATGAGCCTGTCAGAACCACTTACAGCGTCTGTGGACTCCTTAGTTATGCCATCCCTATTTAGCTGGACAAAAGACAGGCACGCAAAGTCATACTTAACGGCCAAGTTGTGTAGATTGGTGATCTGGAAACCAAGCGCTTGGTATTCTTGAATGTTCTTGGTTATATTAGATGATGACATTAATTTTAGGTAGTCATAAACAACAACACAGTCGTTGGTTCTTCCGCTTTCGTCCTGACCCACCTCACGCAATATCCACCTTTTAATGGTGTTTATAATAGTCTCGAATGGCGCTCCTGCCACACTTACATAGGTGTATGGGATGTCTCTGATTTCTTCGGTAGCATTTTGGACTTTAATGAGTTTCTCATCATCTTCTGCGAACTTACCTGTTGAAATCTCCTCGATGGGCACGCCGCTAATATTAGAAAGGATTCTATTCAGATGATCCTCTTTGCTCATCTCGGTGTCAAGCATGAGTACCGGAATACCTTTTCGGGCATTGTGTAGGGCTACATTGTCTGCAAAGACAGACTTACCCACTCCGGGGCGGGCGGAAACAAGATCAACACACTTGCGACGAAGACCGCCGCCGACGACGGCATCAAATCTTGGATAGCCACTTGATAGTCCTATTTGGTCGCACTTATTTTCGATGAGATATTCTACATACTCATCAATGTCATCTCCAAGCATCTCTGGCTTTTGGCCCGTCTCGTCGTCTCGCAGGAAGTCCATTAACGGCATTTCTACGAGATTAATAATGTCATCAATACTCTCGTCCCCATTGATAGAGGCGATGTCATTATCTATTTTTTTAGCTATTCGTCTCGCGCTGCGAGCGAACTCAAACTTTTTAACCTGCGCTGCAAAATGTAGGACATTATCCTTCTTAACAGGATAATCCATTAAGTCTCGAATGTATTGCAGCTCCTGTTTGGTCTGTATGGTCTCGGACAAATTCAGACGTTCTGCCGCCGATAAGATAGCAGGTATATCAATAGACGCATCGCTTTCTAATACCTTTGCGACACACTTAAAAATGACTTGGTTGTTTTGGTTAGCAAAACTACCGTGCGTAATAAAGTCACTTATTTCAACGTAAGATTCTAATCCGTAGGCAAACAGGCCCGCAAGCACAGCGCGCTCTGCTCCAACATCTGAAAGCTTGGGGTCCATACTATCTTCCTGTGCATCGATTGCATCTAATAAATTCGCCAAACACTAAGTTCTCATTAATCGCAAATGACTTACCACATACATGGCATTCAATTTCTTTTCTTTTATGCTTGGCTCTCCTTTTGGTTCGGCCCATCTTTTCAAACTTGCTAGGGTCATAGCCCTCGTCCCTGCTTTCACCCGAATCGGTCCATTTGTTTTTCCTTGCTTTCACCGGTGTTTTCCTTTTTTTGTTATTTACCGCGCTACGGTTCATTGTAAAGTCCTCATTTACCTCTGACTTATTTAGCTCACTCTCTGGAACGGTATTTTCCGAAGCGAGTTGGGGAGCATCCCCTTTTACATTGCTATTCAGGAGTCCCTTTATAAGTTCCTCCTTTTGTTCGGGAGTAAGGGATTCTAGGAGCGCTTTTACAATTTGATCACTCATCTTTTCTTTCCTTTTTCGATTAAAATATCTGCCTTGCGGCGAACGTTGTACTCTCTACTTTTAAGGTTCTCTAGACGGCCTTCTGCTGTTAGCTTCCAGTCATTTATTCTACCTGCAAGCTCGTCATTTCTTATAATTGTGGCCACCTTAGTATCGTGTTTAATGTATTCACCCATCATGTCCGGTATTGCTTGAGCTATAATGCTCTCTAAGCTATTGCTGCACCACTTGGAAACATTCCAACAATGCGCTCGTTCACGAGCCAGATGATCTGCGTACTGATAAAGATGATAGGCAAAATTAAAGCAATCATCTTGAGTAAGCTTTTCTAACTGTTCTGTATTTAGCGAGTCTGCAAGGGCAAACTCTGGAGAGAATTTAGAGGGGGTAACGTTCTTTGCTGTAATATAACTTTCAATGCCATCTAAAAACTCCTTTAGTCTATCTGCTGCGTTCAATTTTTTCTCTCCAATATTCTTCTGATTCGTCCCATCGTAACTCTACCAGTGTTATTCCATTTAGCTCACACCATTCGGCTTTAACTTTGTCTCTAGCCTTTGATCTTAAAAACCCCGCCTTGCTTTTATGGAAGTATGGCACGTACTTAAAATGTTGTTGCCCATGAACTTCTACCCCTATTATAGCATTTGGAATGTAAAAGTCAAGATACAAGACAGACTTTTTTGCAGGATTTACTGTTCCCGGCAATTTAACCTCTTCATACACGTTGTAACCAGAAAATATTTTTTGCAGTAATCCTCTAGCCACCTTGTGATAGTAAGAACATTTTTGTCTGGGCTTAGAGTATCTTTTAAGGTCGAGATTATACTCACGCCCATTTAGCCCCACTACTTTCATAGTAACACTTCTCTTATCTCGTCATACATAAAGTCTAGCAGCGTGGGGTTACTGTTCAGGAAGCCAACAACCTTTTCCATGCCTTGACACTTAAAGGCTTTAACTATAGCTTCATCGTCATCTGTGTCTACCTCATTTTCAATTAGCCAGCTTTTGATGATTGGATTATCTTTATTATCGACAAACGTAGAGAAAGTGTACCACGCCCCCTTTGCGGAAATCATAGCAAACTCCGTCGCTATTTGTGCAACCTCTTGAGCCTCGTCGAGACCAATCCCATATCGAATCCAGCTAGCCGCTGTCCCCATGGGCTTGCCTCCGGCGGCAGATGTTTTAATTATCCAGTTAGCAACTTGACCAACGTGATTGCCCGACTCTTTGGGGACTTCCCATTTACCACGGTGTGTAATCACCATATTGGTTCCAGCCTGAAATTGCAGCATATTGCCACAGTCTGCCATCTTGGAGGGCGCCCAGCGACTCCCACCAGTATTTGCGATATTATGGGTAATAAAGATGGCGATAGCTTTCATTCTAGCAACGTCGCCGCTAATACGCTTAAAGAACATAGACAATAAGCGGGGGAGTGCATTACGTACACCCGTTCTGATTTCGCCGTCAATTTCGTCTTGTGGAACCATGTTGGATGTAGAATCCACAATAACAACGATATCTTCTTCTTCTTTGATTAGTCGTTCTAAAACATTTAGGTATGTCTCGGCGGAGACGATGGGGGTCTCATCTGTGGCTTGAACGATAGTGATTTTATCAATATCTAAACCCTTGATGCCACGGAAATTTTCTTTTGTTAATCGCCCTTCGGTGTTAAGGTAAAAAACCGTCTTTCCCACAGCTTGAGCCTTAGCCGCAAAGTAAAGAGCCGTCGTCGTTTTTCCGGTCTTTGGGTCGCCTGTCATTACAACACACTGACCCTCTCTAATCCCCCCTCCAAGTGCAATGTCTAATGCTGGCGAGATTCCAATAGTCTCATAGGTTTCTAAGCTTTTTAGAACTTCAGTTCCGGTCTGGATTATTTTTCCATACTTCTTAGAGAGGGTTGCGAGAATTGGATTGTTTTCGGTCTGACTAGATGTCTTCTTCTTGGCCATTTTCTATTTTCCTAAGTTTATTTAAAATATTTTTTCCGCCATAGCTTTTCCTGCGGCTCTTGGCATTCTCTTTGATTTTAATCTCCTGTTTTGGGCGGGATTCTTGCTCATTTAATATCGCCTCATACTTTTTAATCACCCTTGTTGCTTTTGGGTGGTTCAATGAGAAGATTCCTCTGAATTCGTTCGAATGAATTGCTTTTACCAGAACCTCTTCTGAAAAAGTTTTTAACAGATTGTTTGCAACATACAGCTGGCGCTTGAAAGTCCAGTCCCAAGGCTTTTTATTCCAAAACTTAAATGGCAAAGACCCTTCATTTTTGCTCTCGGCATTTCTTCTGCACATGATTTCTGCAACGTATGCGGCACAGGTGCAATAGTCTCCAGTAGATTCATGTTTGTATTTACTCTTCTCAGTTCTGTTTCTTTTCTTCATTGTAAATTAAAGCCTGTTCAAAACATTCACTTAAATCATCCTCAAGCTCTTTGTCGATTACTAGCTCGGGGATAAGCCACATCTTTTTGTAGACTACGCCGTCTTTCAACACTCCGGTTGTATAATAATGCTTCGTGGGAGATCCGAAGCTACCCATAGCCGCCTTGATTAGGTAAACAGCTTCGGCCTCTTCTAGGTTAATATCAACCTCATGGGATCTAAAAGATAGCTTCAATTCTTTAATGAAGCATTTCTCTTTTTCGCATGTCTTTTTTATGTCAATCCACCCCTTGAACTCGTCGCAATAGCGCTGTTCACCGTTGGTGAGCTTACATTTGATCCACACGGCATTTTTATTAGATCTATACTTTGATAACCATTGATCACTCATCGCGGATTATGTGCCTCTCTTATGCTCGTGGTACAACTCCTCGTCCTTTTAGATGTCTTGGTCTTTTTGTACTGATCTCCTATCTCTGATGCCGTTGGGGTCATAACGGTAGCACCCTTGTCGTTTCTAGCGAAAGCGTCGAACGCATGTGCCGACTTCTTTGGCAATTCTTCTAGATACTTGCTCACTGTCCCCTCGGCCCGATCCAGCTTTTCTGCTAAATCTTTGACTTCAACGTCTCTATTGGATGCAATATACTCTTTATCCTTGTTACTTAGCGGTCCCTTTTTAGTCATTTGATAACCCTCTCCTAGCTCTAGTCATATAAATGGAATTTTTAGTTTTTAAATACAGCATATAAAAGTCAAAAGTTGACTTCGAAACCTGTGACATTTTGGTTTCTAGGTATTGTTCCCTCTTTGCGTAGGTGCCTAGCGGATCGTAAGGAACTGACTGATGCACTCTAATATAATAGTAGTCTCGGTTGTTTTTTGCAACAACTTTTCCATAAACTTTCTCTTTTGGTGATTCTAAATTTTGACCCGACATATTAAACAGGTATTCCTGCTTCTTGGTCGGTTCAATGCTGTCATTCGATTCTATATAATTCATGCCGTTTTCGGAATTCATTTTTCCCCTCTCATAATATAATTACGTTTTTGTTTCGCTGTCATTTTATTTATTTCCTTATTGGTTGCGCCTCCGTGATAATCTGGTTTCTCGGGTTTGGATTTTGATTCGTTTTTCATTGCTTGAATTTCATTAATCTTGCTTTTATTTTTTGTTGCATTTTTATCTGCCAAACCGCCAATGGTATTGGCATTTTTAACAAATGCATAAGCCCCGCCCGTTATCAGTCTCGCCAATGCGTCCTCCCCGCAGTTGGGACAATTTAATAATGGTTCGTCGTCTACCTTTTGGTAAACATCTTCCATTGAGTATTCGCAATGTCCACATTCGTAATCGTATAACATTAATTCTCCAGTGCGTGTAAAACTTTTCCTATTATGCCATTTCTTTGAATATCGTCGTAGTCTAGTTCGCACACCCCTACCCCGTGGACTCGTCTTAATCTTTCCATGCAGAAGTCCAGACCGCTCCTACCTCTAAGGTCATCTTGATTAATGTCTCCGTTGATTAATACCTTGCTGTTTTTGCCCATTCTGGTTATAAACATCTTTATTTGTTCAATGGTGCAATTTTGAGCTTCGTCAAGAATCATGTAAGAGTTGTGGAAGGTTGAACCTCTCATAATTTCCAAGGGTTTATAGTGTATTTGGCCATTGTTGTCGTAATACCCATAGTACGATTGCCCAAGGAAGAATCTTAAGTTTTCTTTCATTGGCAAAAGGTATGGGGCTATTTTTTCATCAAGCTCCCCCGGCAGTGAGCCAATCTCTTTACCCGTACAAACCAAGGGTCTAGTGACTATAATTTGCTCTGCCTGTCCTCGATGTAAATGTTCCGCTGCTATCCCTGCGGCTATAAAAGATTTTCCAGACCCCGATGGGCCTGAGCAAAAAACGATATCGTTTTCTATAATGGATCTAATATATTCCTTTTGGTTTTCAGTTTTTGCTTCTAAGTTTTGTATTTTTGGTTTGTTGTTTTTTCTTCTAGATTTTACCATTTAGATTGTAACTCTTTTCGGGTTTAAAGGTCTGTTGCTTTTACGAAAATCCCATCGATCATCTGACCTTTTCTATCTTTGATGTCGTTCCATGCTTTTTCTAGGCACTCCGCTAATATTATTCCGTTTCTCTCTGTAATATTAAGCATGACAACCATCATGTCTCCTATATCATCTCTAATGTCTTTTCCTTTGCATACGCTATCCGATAGCTCTCCAAGCTCTTGGGCTAGTTTTAGTACTTGATCTTTATCAGTGCTACCTTCTATGAGATTTCTATCGTAATGCCATCCTATAACGTTGTCTATTAGTGTTCTTAGGTTTTTGCTTTTTGGTTCATCGCTCTTGCTCTGCCATATTTCAAGCTGTCTCATTCTGGCCCTCTGATCGTGATAGCAGTTTGATGGGTCGTCTTTTGTCATAGTTTCATGTCTCCAAAATCCATGTCTTCCAAGTCGTTTCTACTGGCACCAATTTTGTAGCTAGTGATCTCGTGTTCTTGTGGTGCAACCTGAACAGATTCACTGTGCATCCAAGCCTGCGTCCATCCGGCGATTGGGTTTTTGCCGACGTTATCATATGGCAAGCCTATTGACTTCCTTCTGGACATACACAACCAGTCTACATATTGGTGTAACACTGTTTCGTTTAATCCAATTATAGAACCGTTTTTGAAAAGATATGATGCCCACTTCTTCTCTTCCTCCGCCGCATTTTCAAACATTCTAACCGCAGCCTTTTGACACTGTTCTGAGGTTTTTATAAACCCTTCGGACTCTTCTCTATGGAGGATTTTTAGTATATTTTGGGTGGTGGCCAAATGTAAAGCCTCGTCACGTTTAATGAGCTTAATAATGTCGGCGTTGCCTGCCATTTTTTTATTCTCAGCAAAGGCAAAGCTGCAAACAAAGCTAACATAAAATCTCACAGCCTCCAAGATGTTGATGCTAATTATCGTCATATAAATTTGTTTCTTTATGTCAGATAGTTTATTCTTGTCACAGGCCATATTCATTAAATTGTTGTAGTCTTGGATCGCTCCGTCTGCGCGTTTCATTATTTCTTTATCTTCGTATATGCCCCCAAAAACTTCGGAGCTGTCGGCATAAACATTTTGAATGATATATGAATATGATTGGCTGTGGATCTTTTCAAAGAACTGCCAAGTCATGAGACATGCTTCAAGTTCTGTATTGGTTACAAACTCAAGCAAGGTGGGGACACCTCGACAGATAACACTGTCTAGCATGGTTTGATATTTGAGGTTCGAAGTAAAAATAAACTTTTCGTTGTCGGACATCTGTTTAAAGTCGCCGCGATCCTTTTTCAGCTCAATTTCCTCTGGCCTCCAGAAGTTCATCATCTGTTTACTGTCCAGATCCTTGAAGATTGGATACTTTAAGATATCATATCGCTGAACGCCCAAGTCTTTCCCTAAAAACAGAGGCTGACTCATTGGGTCTACGTTTTTAGTATTAAAAATAGTTTTCACTGATCGCCCTCTTGTATTTTTTTTCTTAAGCCGGAGGAAGAATATCCGTACCTTTTACAGTAATGGATTTCTATATCTAGTTCACACCCTGTATAGTCCATCTTACCTATGTAGTCTTCGCCTAAAAATCTAATGTCAATGTCTAGGCTTTTTAAAATAACTGACAGGTCTTCTTCGGTTTCATACGGTATTATTCTGTTGATAAATTTATTTGACTTTAGTCTCAGGTATCTCTGAAGTACCGTTTCTATGGGCCTGTTTTTTTCTGGCCTATCTATCGTCGGGTCTGTGTGTAGTCCAACTATTAACGTGTTGCAATTATTTGCACATTCTTCTAACATCAGTAGATGCCCAGCATGACACAGGTCAAAAGCAGAACAAACAAATCCTGTTTTCATATAGCACAAGCTCCTGATTCACAGCCCATATCCTTTTCGGTATCACCATCCCCGTCTGGAGTATTAGCATAGTAGAAATTTTTTAGCCCATATTTATATCCATATACCTGATCTTTAATAATAGCGCTGAGAGGTATATTGCCATCCTCATAGTGATCGTAATTATAATAGAGGTTTGTACTCATGCTCATATCGGTGAACTTTTGTATTACTGCCGCCACATCCATCATGCCTTTATTGCTAGTCATATCCCAAGCCATGGTATAGTGGTTTTTTCTCATGTGATAGTTTGGTACTAACTGTTTTAAAACGCCGTTTTTAGCTTTTTTGTGTATCAAAAGACTGCGAACTGGTTCGATACCGTTTGTGCTATTCTGTATGACACTAGACGATTCGCATGGCATGATAGCCGAAAGAGTAGAGTGGCGTAAGCCATGCTTCTTTACCCTTTCTCTCAGACCCTCCCAGTCCATGTTATAATCTGGTTTTATTAATTCATCAACCGTTTTTTTGTACCAGTCAATTGGCAGTAATCCCTGTGCATATTTTGTATCTTCAAATTTATTACAAGGCCCTTTCTCTTCTGCTAACTCGCAACTGGCGCTAATTAGATTCCACTGAATCTGCTCCATGGTTTCATGAACCAATTCTAACGACTCGGGGTCGCCATATTTTAATTTGTTCTTAGCAAGAAATCCAGCCAGATTGGTTATGCCTATGCCTAGAGATCGGCGGTTTTTAGTGAAGTTCTCGCCAGCCAAGACTGGGTAATCTTGGTAATCAATGACTGACTCCAAGGTTCGGACGGCCATTCGGCAGGCGTCCTCCACGTCTTTTTCGTTTCCAAGCTCCAAGAGATTAAGGGCCGAGAGAATGCAAATGCCAATTTCTCCCTCTGGATCATCGATAGCTTGGATAGGATTGGTTGGGTGAATAATTTCTTGACATAAATTGCTCATATAGACGGGGATATTCCAACAGCCATTCTCATTTGCTGTGTCTAAATTCATGCTATAGATACGCCCAGTTTCCAGACGTTCCCTCGCAAAGATTTCCGCAAGTTTTCTGGCGGGGACTTTCTTTTTGAACCGGAGTGTTCTTGCAGACTCATATTTTAGGTACAGCTCTTCAAACTTTTTGTTATCGCCAAAAGCTTCATACAAACCATGTGCTTCATGGGGGCTAAACAGAGTAACGTCTTCATTGGCAATAAGTCGATCATAGAATAGTTTGCAAAACTGAATAGAATAGTCTAGCTTGCGAACACGATTGTCGTCTGTGCCAGCATTGTTTTTAAGCACCGCAACGTCTTCGACCTCGTAGTGCCAAAAGGGGATATGTACCGTAGCGGAGCCACCTCGTAGGCCATTTTGAGATGTAGATTTGACAGCAGATTCAAAGTTCTTAAGATAAGGGATAAGCCCCGTATGAATGACCTCTCCACCCCGAATGGGTGAGTTGATTGGCCTCATTCGTCCGATGTTGAGTCCGATTCCTGCACGTCTCGCAGTATACTTGCCCACAGCATGAACAGACGAAAATATAGCATCAAGATTATCGTCAACGTCAACCAAAACGCAACTGGCGAACTGTCGTATATTAGTCCTAACACCAGCCATAATAGGAGTAGGAAGATTAATTTTGAATGTAGAATAACAGTCATAGGCTTTCTTAACCTCTTCAATCGTTTCGAACAGACACATTGCTATGGACATATAGGCAAATTGTGGTGTTTCGTAGATATTTCCAGAGCTTCTGTTTTTCACTAGATATTTGTCAATCATTTGCTGGAGTCCAGCGTATGTAAACAGGTCGTCCCTATTGTGATTGATGTATTTAGAAAACAGATCAACGTCATCATTTGACCACTTATCTAAGATTAATGGATCGTATATACCGTTGTCTATATTTCTTTCAAGGAAAACCTGAAAGTTGGTGGGGGTAGTTCCGCATCCCCAAACTTCCTTCCTGAGCTGCATGTTTAAAAGTCTCGCGGCAACATACTGATAGTTGGGTGCCGACGTGGATATTAAATCGTTTGCTGACTTGATTAATATTTGATGTATTTCTGAGCTGGCGATTCCATCATAAAGAGAGAGGTTTGCATTCATTTCGATGTCTGAAAATGAAACGCCATTTATTCCCTTGGTTGCCTCTATGACAACCTTGTGAATTTTTTCAACAGAGAAGTCTTCTTTTTCCCCGTTCCTTTTAGTGACTTGCATGTAAGAGTATCCTTGTATTATTATCAATGCATTATGCACTGTTCATTGTAGCGTACTTAGCTCCGTTTGTCAAGTGGGTAAATACAAAAACCTCGCAATAATAGATTAAAGCGAGGTCTCTAATTTACTTGTAAATTTTTATTTCAATGTTATCTCCAACCTTTACGAGGATAACGTCTTTTCCATTCTCCTTTGTGAAATCGATCATGTCTATTATTTCTTTGGCCTTGTCGATCTGATCTTCTTTAATGCCGAAGTGGTCAAGAATTGTGCCAATAATAGATTCTGTAATTCCCACTATTGATGAACCCCCCAAGCGATTGCCGCCAAGCAATCACGAAGACTTTTTCTTTTTTCATCTGTTAATGCTACGTCTTCTAGGCCCACAGTGTCTGACACCACTTCATCTATCTCTTCACCTAGAGATGGATATTTATTCTTTAGCTCAAGTCCAGCAAAATTCAAACCCCCTGATTTCATATTAAACTCCCTAAAAGTTCCGGTTGAGTTTAAAAATCCGGGGTCTGTCCAAACTATTTCAGAAAGCTCAAGAAAGAAGTCCGAGATTTGCTTTGCGTCCTGCTTCTCAATATCTATATCCACGATATCTTTTACCAAAGTTTTATACGTCAGGTTTGGCTCTGCTATATCCACCGACGGCGTATTGATAATTTCTACATTGTCTTTAATGACCTCTAGTATTTTTTCACCAAACAGGGAAATGATAACCAAAGAGAAGGCCAGTATTAGTCTAACCGTTTTGGACATCTACCGCCTCCTTGCCCTTGGGAACAAAAAGAGGGAAAATTCTGTCAAGCTCATCGCAAGCTTCTTTTAGCTCTTCTTTTTGACAGCTGATTTTAAGATGCTCCCAACACCTAATGATCTCTACGAGTGATGAGTTTTTTTCGTGAGCGTCCTCATCGGACGGTAAGGGGGCAAAGGGTTTAACCTTGGGTTGTGGCTTGGGCGTGATGATATTTGATCCAAGATCTTTTATCTTATCCCAAAAAACGCTAGTAGCAAGTAGGCCCGCTAAAACTAGCATAAGAATTTGAAAAGAGTTCATTCTTACTCCTGTGCACTATCTAAGAGTTCTGTTAACTCAGATTCTGAAAGGTTATGATACACATCCAACATGGACATGTAAACGATATTTCTCTGTTGTTTGTCGCTGAAGTGCTTCCTTATTTCTCTTTTTAGTAAGAGCTTGTGTACAATCCCTTTGTTTTTTAGCACCTTTGCGACCCCCTCCTTGCTGTAACACATATATAATAGCTTAACAATCGATATAATGCAATTACAAATTGCCATAATAGTAAAAGGATCTATAGAAAATTGGTCATCCTTCGCTTGAGCATATGTTAGAACTTTAATGGCAATACTTTTTTGTATTTCTGGCGGTTCATTCATCTTTTAGTTTCTCTTTTATGGTTTGTGACATCTCTTCTGGGCCAACAAATCCAGAAGCCCGATAAACTTGTTCTGAAAGGTTGTCGCTTTCAACAAAGATTATCGTTGGGTATAATTTTATTTTATAGAAAAGAAAAAACTTCTTATGTTCTGGATTAGACTCATCAAATATAAAAAGCTTTGCTTCATTTTCTTTTATTGCACTTTTAACCTTATCACTAGACCAAGTTTGCTTTTTCATTTTTTCGCAAGGGGCGCACCACTTTGCTCCAAAATGATACACATTGTACTTTTGTTTATCTTCTTCTAAATAGAGGGAAGATCCTTCGGAGGAGTCCAACTTTTTTTTTACAGCTTGGTTACTAGCCGAGGGTAGGGGAAAGCACTCTCCAGTTTCTTGGCATTTGCATTCTTCTCTTTCACATCCACATTGACAGCCGGACTCAGGCTTTGCGTCTGGTTCTTCTGGAGTATTGCTTTGGCAGGCTGAACAGCCGGGACATTCAGTCTTGTGACCGTCTCCATGTGTGATCCAGCCAGAGCCGTCACACTTTTCTTCTACAACCGTATCACCTTCATAGGTCATTATGGTCTGAGCTAGTCTAGTTGAAATGTAAGGTCTAAAATTTATGGCCGCAACATCAGAGAATGCGAATAAAGTGATGGCGGAAAGGATTAGGAAATTTTTCATGGTTTTGCCCTATAAGTATGTTGTTGTGCCGTAGTCTGGTAAATTCCTAGCTGGGAATCCGTCCACATCGCTGAATACCCAAGATCCTTGTTGCGCTAACATTCCTCTAGCATCCTTTTCCCTGATCCAGAAGCTTCCTTCCGGTTGTCCGTGAACCTTGGGGCCAGAATTCCACTTGCCCCAACTATTTGCAATTAAAAACAACGTCTCATTGTGTCTTTTTCTCGTGTCGTCACAGGCGCACCAAACCATTGAATGGCTCCAGCCGCTGCCACGTTTAGCAATCCCGTTACTATCTCTGCGAGAGCTAAAACCATATCCAGAACACACGGAGATAGCATAACCATTAGCTAATGCGTCCCTAGCTTCTTCTATGGTGGTGATTAATGAGATTGTTCTTACTTGGTGCTTCTTGGCTTCAGTCGTATAAATACTGGAAGGAATCCTGTGCTTGGCACCAAGTGTGGAATTATATTCAGATAGATCTACTTTTCCGTAGTCTTTTCGTATTAGTAACCCGCCCTTAGAGTGGACGTACTTAGCGGCACCAGAACAGGTCATACCTTGACCTCTATGCCCTCTAGATTGATAAATTGCCTCAGTGGCACCGCGAGCCTCAAAAGATTCTGACTCGCCTTTTACGTCAATTTCCACAGCCCTCGTTATGTCGATAGCATTTCTCGTGGCATGACTCACACAATCGCCCGTCGTTTGCCTTTCAGAAGGCCCAAAGTTTGGGTCGAACCTCAATAAAGACTTAAACGGCAGGGAGAGTTTACCCTCTCCGCTGCCGTAAAGTCTAAAAGCAGTCGCGCCAAATAATGGAGTCTTTAAACGGGATAAAAGCTCTGCCGTCTCTTCTGGGTCACAGATGCTTCCCTCAAACCCGTCTCTGTAAGCATTCAACAGGTCTCTAGGACTGTTAAAGCTCTTTTCCATTATCACTCCTCGTCTTTGTTGTCTTTAAGCCACTTGATAGCGGTGTCCAAGCCAACGGCGACGATGGGCACAAATAGTGCACCCAGAGTACCTAAATCAATTTGATCTAAGTTTCCAGCCACGTAAGTTAAAGCAGCAGCGCTACCAACCAACAAGGCGTTTTTACCAATTTTGGAAATATCAGCCCAGTTAAGGGAGAATTTTTTAGAACTCATATTAGTTCTCCTTATAAAGATTTATCAAGAATCCTTCGTGATCTTTGTCCGTAATCCTGTACGGATAACCTAAAAAATGAATACGCTGACTATTTACCGAAACAGTCTCGATATCTATTTTTCTGCACATTTCTAAGCAGGAAGTCACTTCCTTGACAAAATCTTCCCGCTTTTCCTCGTCTACTATAGAAACCCAATCAAATCCTTCGTTTGGGTTGGCGTTGTCTTCAGTTAATGATTCAAACTTTTCATTATACCAAGATATTCCGCCAAGCTTATCAATTTCAAATAACGCCCTATCGTGATAGTGTAGTGACGCTTTAGAGCGTTGGTCTAAAACTTTTTGGGATTTTTCTATACTTTGACAGGTAACTCTTAAACAGTTTACAGCATCTTTTATAGAATGACCACCATTAGTAACAACTTCACTTCTAATAGTTTCTATTGATTTCTTTAGGTCTTCTTGATCGTCTAAGAATTTGATTGCCGGTCTTATCAGTTTTTTCCAAGCGAAAATGCCGCCAGAGGTTATAATTCCAGCGAGCGCACTTGCAAAGGTTATGGATTCTGCATCAAAACTAAACATACTCTACTCCCAAATAAAAGGTTCCCCCCACGTATTAATCGCAAGGGGAACCTGTAATACGTTACTAAAAGATTAGCTTTCGCGGGTATCTTTAGCTTTGTATTCGTCAGTCGTAGGCTTGGCTTGTCCACCAAAGTGGTAAGTCAATTCGCCCGGAACTGCGCGAGTTGGGAAGATCTCAGTGGAAACAGCGGCTGTACCATCTGCTGGATTGACCATAGTAGATGCATTACCGGCATTTGAACCCTTGGTTCGACCGGGAACAATTTGAGTGCTTGGTCGAGCCATAGTGTCAAACGCTTCGTCGGCTTTAGAGCCAATCAATCTATCAGCAATAGTGCCGTGAATATTGTCATAGCGACCGTCACCAACGCTACCCTTGCTTAACAAGGTCGTGTTAGCAGCGCCACCAAGGGTTGTTGAAACACCTCGCATAACCCACTGTGTCGCATTAGCGTTGAATGCAATTGCAGCTCCCTCTGGGGATAACCCAGATTGAGACGATTGAATACCGGCCCTGTCAGTAGTGGCAGCGCCAGTACCAACGTTAGCAAGGACTTTAGAGCCAGTAGCCCTGTCGCCAAGATTGTCGGCAAGAGTGTTAATGCCCATGTCTTTAGTAATAGGGCTTACTCCCGTATTACCAGCCATAACAACAGTACCGCCGTCTACGACGCCACTTGTTCCAATTCTCCAACCGGCGGCGTAAGTGCCACCTTTTGTACCTAGTAAAAAACTACTTCCATATGCCATAAGAATGGTCTCCATTTAATAAAATAAATATTGTTGTATTTTTCCGAGTCCCTTATAGCAGTCCAAATTATCCGAAGTATTATACACTTTTTAGTAAAGAAAGTCTCAACTTTTTTAGATTTTTATTGATTTTAATTCTTATTGTTTCGCCGCAAACCCCCCTAACCTCAGCAATCTCCTTAATAGACATATTTTTATAGTACCTGTCTATGATTAGGTTCGGGTCTTCGCAGGCAACATTGATCTCGTCAATCATGTCTATAGGTTCATACTGATTGCTATTATCTCGTATATTTGGGTGTAATTTACCACCAAGAGTAAGCTTGTTTTTGTTAAATTTTTTCTGGCTAAGACATTCCATTACAACACCCTTGTAAAGATAGGTTGTAAATTTACAATTGGAATCTGTGCAGTATTTTTCAACGGCCTTCCAGAGGGCGGTAATGCAACAGGTCATCAACTCGTCCTGAGAGAGGGAATACCTAAAGCTCGACGATGCCTTCTTGAGAATTTTATATACATCATCTGCGTCGATCTTATTGGTTCTGGAGATACACTCAAAATCATCTGTGTCAATAATATCTCTAATATTTCTTTGTTCAATATTTACCATCTAACGGGGTTCCTTATTCGTTTAAGTTTAGTTTATCTTCAATATTTTTTCTGACTTCAGAGAAGTCAAACATTCTGCCAATTCCTATGAAAAACCTGTACCTAGTACAAATTTTAAGTATTTCAACGCCGTCTATGTCATCTAATTGCTTCTTGATTACTGGCGTCAGATTAAAGTTGGTGTGTCCCATCCAGCAGTCATAATTTGTTGCCATAAGTATTTCTTTGGAGAAATCTTTATCCAAGGTAATGGCGGTGAATTGAGGCTCGCCCTCGTGCGGCTTGCCTCCATACGGATCTTCTGCGTATTCTGCTGCTAGATCCATATCTTCAACCTCTTGGTATTTTTCCATGGTTCTTAGGACACTGTCATAAAGCTGTTCTGCAAGGGGGCAGGTTATCTGACCCTCTAGCACATCTTCATATTTTTGCCAACCAATTTTTTGTGTTTTTTTCATGGGTGTATACTCCCGTGTTAAATCAAGTCTGAAGGTTTAATACATGGTTCATCCTTCTCTCCATCCACCGTTGGTGGATCTGGATCTTCCTTGTTTAGTTTCTTGGAGGCTATCCTTGTTATTTCAGTCAAAAATAAATCTATCTTTTCTGGTATCGTCTCTATGATACCACTAGATGCTATTTGGACAGTTTCAAGCTGAAGCTGAAGCGTGCCTAACGCGCTTACGAGTTTAGCGAAATCTTTTATGGAATCATCGCTATAATCGTCAATGTTAATATCAATATACAATTCACCATCGCTTTTCATGGAGAACACAATTTGTGAGAAAATTTCTTCATTATTTATTGACATCTTTTAATATCTCTCTCGCGGTGTTTGACCAAGAGAATTGTTTGGCGGTTTCTATTCCAGCTTCGTTTGCCGTACCTCTCTTATTCAGTATAAAATTCTGCATCTTCATGCTTAAATCAAATACTTCATGGTCTGATATTTTTGCCCAATTCCCCTGACCAAAGAACCATTTGCCGTCAAATGCTGGTTCTGTATCTTTTATCGGCACAAGTCCGGAGTTTTCTTTAGTGCAAAATTCAGTATGAGCAGAATAGTCTGTTGCTATTACGTGCTTTCCGGTCGCCATCATCTCTAAAAGTTCTAAATTCCATCCCTCAGCTCTAGAGGGAAATACGCCACAGTCTACCTGTGTCATTATATTATACACTTCTTCCTGTGTCTCAGCTCTTGGAATTAATTTAATTCTGGGGTGAGAATACAATTGTTTCCAGTTAGCCTCTTCCTCTGGGGAATTAAAGGGATTTGTACACATCATCCACAATTCTGCGTCGTCACCATGATTTAAAACCATTTCAAAGGCCTTAATGAGTATATCATGACCCTTGCGAATCTCCCATTTTCCGCAGTTAAAGAAAATTGTTTTATTATCGTCATCTGCAAATACGTTAAGAGGCTTCCACGGGGCTGGTTTAAAGATGTTTGAGTCCACGCCAAGTGGTATCACGGACTTGGCTTTGTATAGTCCATTATCCTCACATACCTTTTTGGCCCATTCTGAGCATAAAAATAGGCGGTCGCAGGACTGTAGATGGTGCTTTTCTACCTCACTGAAGGTGTCTAGCTCAAAAATAGGAAATCCAATGTGAATTCCCCCGCCAATAAACTCTGCCATTTGGTTTTGATGCCAGATTTTTATACATGGTGCGGTTGAATCAAAAAATTGTGCGGTCTCTAGCCCTCTTCTAACAGCGTCTGCGTCCTCTTGGTTGGTTACTTGAGGTTGACCAATGGTAAATAGAGAGGTCTCTACGCCCTCCTCCTGTAAGGCCTTGAGTATGTTTAATCCGGCCACTCCATATCCAAGCTGATTAATTGGAGCCATAAGGTTTAGTTTGTTGGAAAAACTCATTTTTTGAAAACCTCTTGAATAAAATCTTCTATGGTAATGTCAGGGTTTCTGGAGAGAATGTCGTCAACGATCTTATTAGCCTCCGACTTCTTGCACCCAAGGTTGTGTAGGGCGGACGCACATTGAGACCCGAAGTCAGTTTTAGAGGGCTTTACCGGCTTTGGTTTAGGTTCCTCTCTTAGGACTATGCGTGATGATTTTGCCCTATTGGAGATGGGCGTCTTTTTCTTAGGCTTGGGCTTAGGAAGAGGCTCTTCTTTTAGAGTGACATGGGCAGCGAGATATTCTTCATCCCCACTCAGGACAGCATAAATGTCTTGTTCGTCTTCAAAGTGAGACAGAAGAGAGTTAGACTTGCCGCTCTGGCTTTCCCCGCTTGAGAATAACCCGTTTAGGTATCCAACGGCAAAGCATGTTGCAAGAAAAATAGTTAAAAGCTGCGTAAGAATATCGACAGTAGCTGGCTCATACATAAAAAACACGTCGCCCCGAGTAAAACTAGTTAATAGTAAATTTCTTTAATTGTTTATCTTCGGGTAGTACCGTTACAAAGGAGACGTATAGCATACCATCTCTCATTGTTACGTCTTCTACCTCCTGATATTGGCCAAGTGAGAATTTAATTGTAAAGGCTCTCTTTGCCACACCCCTGTAATTATACTCTATATCGTCCTGTTTGTCAACCCCACTTGAGGAAATTGCCAAAACTTTATCCTGAACAGAGACTTCAAGGTCGTCCTTGCTGTATCCAGCAAGTGCTAACTGAAGTTCTGCTCCACCATCCTCGACTTTTACGATATTGTACGGAGGGAAGTTCGATCTATTTGTTGCAATAGAATCAAACAGGTTATCCCATCCAATACTACGATCAAGAAAATGTTTAATTAAAGTTGAGTTTGTCATAATAAACCTCCTTTGTTACCCTATTAGGCATAACTTGGGGGGCGACGTGCTTTATTGTAGTTAAAAAAACCCCGTCAAGCGGTCGGCTCAACGGGGCTATGCAGCAACTAATATATCCAACCGATTTCATCGTCCTTACGGCTTGCCAAAAAAGGCTGTTGCTGAGGATATAAAAAATGGAAGGGCAGGATTAACAGTTAGTTACCTGCAAAGTTTGGGGGCCAATTCTGGCAACCCTTTGACGGGCTTCCCCAATTTGAACCACTTACCAAAGCCTCACCCATTTGGGCATACTCAATGGTTTGTGTGCCTTACCGCCACTGGCTTGCTGCGGTTATTCAGCCACCTTCCTGCCTCATGAGAGCTACCCATGAAGACATATACTAATCAATCAAAGAGCTTGGCTCTACCGCCTTTGATGTGATGCTTGAGGGGTCATATCCAAGAGAGATTTCGTCTGCCATAATACAAACAGAACTTCTCTTGTTTTGATTTTCATCCTCATAGTCATCAATATTCAACTTTCCTTGAATAGATGCTTCTCGTCCTTTTACAAGTTTAGGTTGAAGGCTCTCCGCCATCTTCCCAAAACACAAAACGTTAATAAAAAGTGTTTTATCATTACGGCGATCATTAACCGCCATTCTGAACTTAGACATTGGGGTTCCCTTTTTGGTTGTAGAGAACTCCGCATCCTTAGTTAAACGACCAACACCTACCCAACAATTGCTATCCATTTTTAAACTCCTAAAGCTGATCTAATTTTTCCACGAACTACTTGAGAATTACCACGGTTTGAAACGCCCGCAGTAGCGTTATACACATGATTTGTAAACTCACGAGTCAACCCCAGTGCGCGACCGGCCTTTTGGGTTTCTCGCTTGTTTGTTCCGTAAACTTCTCCAGTCTCACGGTAAGCTACCGCAGTAACTGGGTTTACTGTCTCTCCACGAGCAGCCCCGCGAGTGACCCGTCCCGTGATTAACTTGCCTTCCACGTCAAAACGATAGCTTGACGGCAGGGAGGCTAATGTTGAATAAAACTCTTTGCTTTCCATAATTTCTCCAATTACTTTCCTATTAATAAAAATCTAACGGTTAATCTCCCGAGTATTCGGGAACTTCGGTGTCTTCTGCTTCGGCTGTGTTGTCTTGCACCACTTTAGCGCCTTCTAAAAGGTATGCGTTTAATGTTTCTATTTCCTTGTCTATTTCCGACCTTCTTTGTGACAAATTCTGAAGCTCTCTTTGTACATTTAAGAGATGTGCTTCTGCCATTTCTAAGATTGATGCCATGTTTTTTCCTGTTTAAGTAAAAGTAACCTTGTCGATCATTACTATATTATAGTCTACGAATACCGAAATGTCAAGGGGGATTTCAAATATTTTCAAATTTTTCTGCGCTTTCCACAAGAAACGCGCTGTCAAGGGCTTTTTTGGGTATGTGTCTTATGGTGAGCCGATCTCCAATTTGTTTTAACACCTCTTCATATTTCTTAGACCATATATCACCCTTGGGTGAGGACATGTCTGAAAAATAGATTTCATGTACCCCGCATTGCCATAACATCTGCAAGCAAGCGGTGCAAGGGGGGGCTGTGATATAAGCTCTGGCTCCAAGTGTTGAGTTCCCTTCTCTGGCGCAATTGTATATCGCGTTGGCTTCGGCGTGAATCATAAACGGATACTTGTCCGGTCGGGTGCTGGGTAATGCTCTGTCATTTATGTCTCTCATAAAACCATTATATCCAGTGGCAATAGATGTCTTGTTTTTGACTAACACACACCCACATTGCGTCTGGCTATCATGGCTTCTTCTTGACCATAAAACCGCTTCTGAAAAAAATATGTTATCCCAGTCGTTAGGTTTATAGTCCCTATAGATTAGATCAATCAGCAAAGTGTTCTCCTGAATAAAAACGCCCGTTTGGGTAGCAAGGGCGGGCAACCCCCCGTGACTATTAAATAGTCAGTTGGCCGCTAGGCGGCCAGTGCGAAATTCTCTTCGACACTTAAAAATTGATTAGATTTTTTAGCTGGCCCTTCTAATCACCCAGCACATGCAATTACTACATCCACAACCAGTCGAAACCGATCACCCCCATAGTTTGGAAAGTGGAGGCGGCGGGAATCGAACCCGCGTCCTGCATTACTTCAATAGCAACGTCTACATGTTTAGCCCACTAGGGGACTTATATTAAACCTAGCCAGTGAACAAAATAAACAACCGAGGAACCAAGGACAAAGCCGCCAATGTACCATATCATAAGGATAATTGATACTCTCGCTATTTTGTCAAGTAAGTTCCAGTGATTTTTCATTTTATCTCCAGCTTCTAACCCTGATGGTATAGCCGTTTTGAGTTACCGCAACGGCGTCTCCAGTTAGTTGCATCTTCTTAGAGGGGACGCAGGTATTAGGAAAGGAACAGCTTCTGCTCCAACCGATACCTTCAAATCTCCCTATACATTTTCCAACGTGACAAAACTTCTTATGCTTTGCCATGTAGTCAGCTTCCGCTTGACATTTTTCTTGGTCTGTTTTTGCGTTGCCCCATATTGGGTCTGCCTGCGGCAGTAAAAGGCACATCGCTAAAACTAAAGACTCAAACATCAATTCCCCCTAGGTAAAAGTTCTGTATATCAGAATAAACATCGACAAACTAATGCCGGATAGAAAGCCTAAGCTAAAATCTTTTGCGCTCAGTAGCGTTTCTTTCTTTTCTTCGTTCTTATTCATGTATCCTGCTATCCTTTCTGAAAAAACCTTTTCTTTATTATCCACCACATACTGTACAGTATATTTTTAGGATAAACTCTGCCCTTTCCCTCCTTTAATCCAAAGTGATCTAACGCACACTTGGAACAATAATTGAGATAGCAGATGCGACATTTGTAGTTCTGCTCGGAAGGTATCTCTTTTTTACACTCATTGCATTTCATTTTTTTCTTTTAATAAAATATTTTTTAATATGCTCTGGTATTAGCTTGTTTTTAGAAGTTTCTTTGCCTAGATCAGTTAATACATAATAGAAGTTACCATCTTCTCCAATTAATTGATCTACTAAGCCCTTTTTCATTAACCCTATGAGTATATCGGATAGGGTTTCGTTTTTTACTTCTTCTCGCTTCTCTAGGAAATCTAATAGCATGGGTTTTTCGTCTACCTTAAAC